ATATCTTTCATTCAGCCAGTCCGCAAGCCATTGTATGCCGTGAGCAGTCGTTTTCATCTCAATCAAGGAAATCCTTGCCGCTCCATCTTCGGAACATACTGCACCACACAGAGCGACCATGGCACCATCTGGAGTAAATTTAATACCGTAAGCTGTCTTTCCTTCGGGCTTTTTCTGATCAGATGCACATGATGCCCATTTTGTTTTATCAATCGCCCAATCCTGTGCGTTATTAATCGGGCTCCACCAACCAAGCCGTTCTCTGGCAAATGTGTCTTCGTCCATCTGTTCCCACTCCGCTTTGATTGTACCTAATTGCATTCTCTTTCCCAGTGCGGGATTAGATGAAGCCCAACGACTCTTATCTGATGTGTCTCCAATTTCTTTCACAGAATATTCTGTCCATGCAGTTGAATCACTCTCACCACTTAATGCCCTTTCTCGGATTTTCCGGAAAACGGTCCCTGTACAATTTTCATCAGGAGGTGTTCCCAAATAAATTGTCTGTGGATTCCTTGAAGCAGAGATTGCTGGAAGGAAAGAAGCCTGCTGTTCATTGGTAAGCTCCTGCGCTTCATCAAATATTAGACAATCCCCATGCAATCCTCGCCCGCCATTTCTTGTCCTTGCTACAAATTGCACGCGTCCGCCATTCTTTAGTATGATCTGTTCTCGTCCAAGTGCGCATTTAATTTCTTTCACGTATTTCACCAATCCTCGGGATTCAAAGAGTCCCTTTAACTCCATGAATGTTTCTGTTGCAGTTTTTTGCAGATGTGCCGTATAGATTGCCCACTCAGAAAACATTATCATGCCACTGGCAATTCTGCCGGAAGTAATCAGGGTTTTCCCGTTCTGACGAGGAACAGAAATACCGCATGTAGGAGCCGACCATGCATCATGCTGTGTCCTGCCCATCCAGTCATGAAGCACGTTTCCCTGCCAAGGGTCAACAGTGAGCCTCCCTGCTTTCAAAATCTTAGCCGCATCATTCCCGTCCGTATATTCACTTTCTGGTACAATTCTAACGGATGGTACTTGGCTTCCCATCAGCTTCTCGCGCTGATAAGATTTCTCCAATCTCGTCATCGGTCTCACCTACTCCCTGTATCTCTTCAATCTCTTTTATTGTTTCCCTGTACTGTTTTGCAAGTGGTGGCATCAGCTTGCTACCATCTTCATTCTTTGCACAGACATCTATCTGCGTTGCCAGTACCAGAGATAGATTTATTAGTTGTTCCAGCCGGTTCCCAGTACTGGTTACGGTGCTCATTTTTTTCTTTCTTGCCACAAAAGCACCTCCTTAAAAATTTCCTGTGTGTAAATTGGCGCTGGACGGCGGGGGTAGTCTCAAAAAGGGGTGGGGTTCCCTACCCACCCCAAAAATATAAAAATCTCATCAAATCCGTATTTTTAACGTATTTTCTCTTATTTTTGGCATAATTTAGTTATTTTTTCATTGTAGCTGCTACCAGCAACCATCTAAAATATTTATTTTTTGTTTCTTTCCTTCTTTGCACCGCTCCAATTCGCCTTGCGTTCTATTACTCTTGGCCGCATTGCAACAGTAATGAGCTGCCTGTAGATTATTCCAATCCTGGGCTGCAGCTTCCTTTGAACCGTAGCCAAACTCTCGCCATCTCGATACCGGTTTGATCTCATCAATCACGAATGACAGCGGATGATTGCTGTCGCTTGGCTCATCGTAATGTATAGGACCAAGCTTTCCCTTGCATATCCCACACGGTCCACCAATCGCCCTAAGTCTGGCACGGTGTTTTCTTCGGAGCGTGCCATTCTGTGAGCGCGGATTATTTGCCATTCCTATCCCTCCCGTACTTTTATCTATTCCCCCTCCAGGAATCGAACCTGAGACATTACTCTACCACTGAGCTAAGGGAACAAAAACACGTATGCCAGCACCTTACTAGACAGCCAGTTGCCGCCCAATAGAAAGGAGATTAACAAATACCGCAACTTATGCTAACTATGGATTGCAGGTGCTGTACATTGTGTCGTCAAATTGCAAAATTACACAAGAAAAACACCCTGCAAAATACAGGGTGTCTCTCTGGCATTAAAACATCTCACATAACAAATACAAAAAAGCCACTGTTTATCAGTCAATTCAGAGTTTTCTATGGCCTGATTTACTTCTTCAACGGTGGCATCTTTTTCTACATTCTTTTTTGATTCGGAGTACTCCATTCAATTTTTGATTCCATTTATCTTTACATTTCCATCCACTTATTGTCTTTTCCGGAACATTAAGTTTCTGTGATATTTCTCTATTTTGAATATTTCCTCTATGTTTCTTATAAATTTCAAAAGCTTTACCTCTGTTAGGGTCCCTTACTCTTGGCATCATCACCACCTCTACTTATTTTTTAATTGTATAAGAAAAAGTGCCTTTTGGAGGCACTTTTTCTTAAAATTATTACTTATGTATCTTCTTTGTTGCAGATTTCTCTAACATCTTTGCATATTCTTTCTTCTGAAATACCGGATAAATGCAATGATAGCTTTACAAGCAATTCATCTCTTACATCATCATTTTTCACTTGCTCACACAAACTTATTGCCGATTTAACATTTGCATCTTTTGTTAGCTCTGTAAAAAATTCTGTTATTTTTTCGTTTGATTTATTTGATAATCTATAAAACAAGACCGAAACCGCTTCAATAACTGTACCTGAAATAATTCCTGGCCACTCCGCATTATTGATTCCTGTGCTATGTCGTATTCCCATTATAATAATAATGAATCCAGCTATACTCCCCCAAAAACTAAGTCTGAAAGCCCACTTTGACTGACTTAATCTTTGTTCGTGGTACCCTTTCTTTGCCTTTTCTGGTACCCATGTATTGTTTTTAACTTCAAACTCTGGCTGTGCTTGTTTTTCATTGAGCAAGCTATTATCAGTTATGTTAAAATCATTTGTATTTGGCATATATTACTCCTTCAATAATCCTGTGACTAATGCATTTATTAGCACTGTATTCCCGCAGTTTTCACACGTTATTGGAATAATAGGAGTAATAGCACTGTTGGGACCTCCCAGAACAAAATTGCCGCCATTAAATTCCCTTAATTCAAAAACTTTATCCGT